CGTGAACGTTCCCTTTATGGCTATATATGGATGACTGTGTGAGCGTCGTCGCATCGCTACACCACTATTAATTTCAATACAGCATCGCTACACCACCACTAATTAATACCGCACCATTGCACCATTGCACCGTTCTCAAAGCCATCACTTACCAAAATAAAACGCCTATAGCCCGGGTCTCTCGAAAGTATCTTTGCTCAAATAAAATTTTTGTAAAAACAAAGCGCAAAAACGCTCGAGAGGGCGCATTATATATTATGAGCGGTCGTGATTATTAAATCTTCCGATTTGTATCTTTGCTTTCGTCCCGAGCAGAGTTTGAATAGTTTGTTTCGATACAACCGACCGCTCCTTATTTACATTTCAACAAGCTCTCGCAGCTTGACTAAAATAAATACTTTGCTTACTACCCAGGGCCTAACGGCTCAAAGGAGGTTCACCATGAATTACAATGAAGTTACGCAAACAACGCAGAGAGCTATCAAGAAAAATACTCAAAGGAGCATCTTTGCTAACAACTGGGAACTCTCAGCTAAACTTATTGGCGGCATAAGTATACCAGTAGATGTTATAAAACATTTGAAAGGTGGACCTGAAACATTCTTAGAGCAGTCGAATCTATTTCCAGTAATAGTCGACCAGCTCGATATAGATGAGCTCTCGCTCGAGGATTGGATGATGGTATCGCACTTTGCTAATGGCATTGAGAATGCAAATACGCAGTCCGCGTCATTTGTTCGTGATACTGGCGGCGGTAAACCGGTCGATAGGAAAGAGATCAAGAATGATAACAATATCGCTCAGCTGACAGACGAGCAGTTGGATTATCTCTTGGATAATGCTGAGGTGCTAGATGAAGAGTAACATATTACCTCCTGGCATAAGGGATGATTCTCAAGAAAGTATCATTGATACTCCTAAGATTCAGTTAACTAAGGCGCAGTATGAGGCAGTCAAGGCCGACAAGGCGCGCAGAGATACTATTAACTCCTATTATAAGTATGTTTTGAAGTGCAGACCCGACCTTAGACCGACACACTTGCATGAGGTGCTCAGTACCAGAATACAGGACTTCTTAGAAAGACCTGGAAGGATAGACGGTACTGAGTTTTTGCTTATCTCGCTGCCGTTTCAGACTGGTAAGACTACTTGGGGTGCACAGTCCATACCGAGCTGGTATATGTTCAAGCATCCTGGAAGCAATTGCATTGTCATATCGTATTCAAGCAACTTTGCTATGAAGGCCTCGGCTGAGAACAAGCGTAAGATTGAGTGGAACATTGACATGTGGCCAGGTGCCAAGATCGGTAATAAGTGGACCAACGAGGAATTTGAGGTAATCTTTGATGAGAAGAAAAACATCAAAAGCACTTGTCTTTCTGCTACTATGTCTACTGTCAACGGTAATCCCGCTGATGTGGTTATAATTGACGACACTTGTCATGATAGTACTGAGGCAAATTCTGATACATTCAATACTACTCTTGAAGACAATTGGTTGTCCGTTGTGCGGTCGCGTGTCAAGGTTGGTGGAAAAGTAATCTTGATGCAAACCAGATGGAATATGAGAGATATCTTTGAGGTCATCAAAGGTGTTGAGGATCCGGCAGCTATTGAGATATTGAATATACCGTGTGAGTGTGTTGACGCTACGAACGATCCACTTGGTCGTGAGTTAGGTGACGGTCCATGCCCTGAGATAGGCAAAGGTAGAACGTGGGTACAGGCATTCAAGAAAGCGTACATACGCAAAGGCAATTTACTAACTTGGGAGAACAACTATCAAGGTAACCCGACAATTGGGTCAGGCAACTTATTTACTGATAAGATGTTCAGATCCTGTGAATGGGGTAAGATAACCGACAAAGGACTTTTGCATCCAGATGGCAAGACCACAGTGTGGCCGGTCATAGCACTGAGCATTGACGCAGCGCTCAAACATGAAGAGGATAATGACTTCAACGCACTTCAGGTATGGGCCAAACTGGAAGATGACTACTTTTTGCTGCACGCAGAGAAAGGTCACTACTCATTTCCTCAGTTGCTTGAGAGGATAAACGCACTAGGTAGCAGATTCAGATTAAATTACCATTACATTGAGGAAGCTGCAAACGGTGTTGCTGCCATAGATATGTTGAATGTGGCACAAGTCAAAGGTGTCATACCTGTTAAGCCTGAAGGTGGTAAATATTCCAGAGCGATGGCGGTTACTTGGCTATTCCACAGTGGTAAAGTTTATTTTGACAAGACAGCAGATTATTATAATGAGTATGAAGCATCATTGAAAGCCTTCCCCAAAGGTGCACATGATGATGACGTCGACGCAACTTCGCAAGCACTCAACCGGATGACTATGATATTAGCAGCTGAGTCGGTAGCCAAAGAAGTTATTGCTAAAAGTAGGAACTGGACAGAGGACATGGTCGAGGATTATTTATCGGGTAGTGAGCACGATAAAATAGCAATGCGGCAAGCTTGGGGTAATCCGCCATTCGATATAGGAAATTCAGAAGGTTTTGATCTAATGGGTATAGAGGCTTCTTGAGGTGGAATATGACATTTGATGAAATTATAACTAAATATACTATGAGTAAAAGTTCTGCTGATATCGAGATTGCTAAGATACCTCGCAGACAGTCACTCTACAAGGGCGAGGGTAAGATTAAGAATAAAAAGACTGGTGTCGAGGTTCAGGCAGAGTGTCATCAAAATATTACTTTTGAACTCATTGAATCTCAGATCAGTAATACTGTACCTGAACCCATAGTAACTCCGTTGATGGCTGAGGATGCTCAACGGGCACTGCAAGCTACTTACTATTTAAGCCAGGCTATGAAAATGCAAGACGGCATTGCAATCAATGATAAAGCAGAGCGTGGTGTCTTGAAAAATGGTTATGGCTGGTATTTGATAGAATGGGACCAGTCGAAAGCAAGTAATTCAGGTTTTGGTGGACTCAAGCTTACTTATTATCCTGCCGGTAGTGTATACGTGCAACCTGGTATAACCGACTTCAAGGATGCCGAGTATGTTTTCTTAAAGAATATTGCTACTTGTGCCTCCATCAAACGACTGTATGGAGTAGATATACCGCCAGACAGCGATGGTGTGGATGTTTGTACTATAATTACTTGCTACTATTTGAACGAAGATGGCGACTTGGCGAGAACGATATTTTCCGAAAATAGTATGGCTTGGATTTCTCAAGATAATTACTTTGAACTCCGCCGCGTTGTTAGATGCAAAGAGTGTGGAGAGATAATTGTCAATCTCGATCAGCCGTGTCCGACATGTAATAGCGACGTCTTTGAATGGGCAGTAATGGATGAGGAAATCGCTACTCAGGATATATATGAAGGCAATATGGAAGAGAACGCTCGGTTGAGGGCGGAAGCTCGAGCTAAGGGTGAACCCGATAATCCATATGCTGGTCTTGAGAAAATCGTGTCAAAAGGCGATAGGCTTCCTTCGTATCACATACGTGAGCTACCAGTTGTAATGCGTGTAAGCATATCTGCAGATGATTCTATATATGGTATATCAGACATTGATATGATTGCCCAGAATCAAGATACACTGAATCGGATTACGACAAAAGAACAAGAAAATATCTTGAAAGCCGGATCATTTGTAACATATCCTCAAGGTACTAAAATTCCTTCTGATGACAGTACTTTGAAATTGGTACCAATACAAGATCCTCGGATGATTCAAGCATTTTCTGTGCAAACAATACAAGCAAATATGCAGCAAGATGATATATTTGCAACAAGAATGTATCAGTACGGTAGAGCAACTCTTGGTATAACTGAGAGTTATCAAGGTAAAAAGGATACAACAGCAACGTCAGGTAAAGCAAAGCAACTTGCAGCGGCGCAATCTGCCGGTAGGCTTGAGAGTAAACAGCGTATGAAGGTTCAAGCTTACTCTGAGATTTATAGAAAACAGTTTAAGTTTTTGCTTGCATATGCAGATAAAACTCAGCACTATGTTAAATTTTCAGACGAAGGTGATATCTTGCAGATGCAGTTCAATAGGTATTTATTTTTGAAAAAGAATAAAGAAACTAATCAACTGTATTGGGATGATAACTTCGTTATCGAAGCTGACAATGCATCGCTGTTTGGAAATAAGCAAGAGATGTGGGAAACTATGACTGCTCAGTTCATGTCTGGTTCTATTGGTAATCCAGCAGATCCGAACGTTTTAAAATTATACTGGTCTATTATGAAGCAATTGCAATTCCCGTTTGCTGCTGCAATAAATCAGAATATTACAGAACGTGAGCAAGATCTAGATCCTGCGGTTAAAGCATTTTTGTTTAATCATCCAGATATTTTGGATAGAGTTGCTCAGATGATGGCGGCAGAGCAATCTGGTCAAGGGCAGACTCCAAATGCACCGTCTCAGACAAGTCAGATAACTGCTGGTAAAGCTAAGACTGGCCAGAATGCTAACGAGAAACCTGAACCCGCTAATCCTGTTCCACCTGCTGCACGTACTGAATTGGAGGCGAACAATGCTCAGAGTGAAGAATAATGATATTTATTTTGCTAGAGGTGAGACTTCAACTTTGAAGTTTGAATTTTGGACAAAAGAAGGTACTCCATATATACTCCCGGCTAACCAGAAAACCGGCAATCTTGCCTCTTATGCAGATGTATTTACTGATGGTGATTACGCTAAGGTAGAATATGAGCCAAGCAAATCTAAACCTGCGTATAGAATTGGTAAAAATAATGCGATAGATTTTAGGAATGGTATTTCACAGTATAATATCGATAGAATATATTTTAGATTTTGTTCGAGTCTTGAGTGCAGCGTATATATAGCAATTCATGGGTTATCTGATACTATTGATACTACAATTTATCGTGGAGAATCAACATTAGATTTTGATCTTACTGGATTAGCGAGTAGTGGAAAGTTAATAACTTCAATTGATTTTACGATTGTTCCGAGGGATACAAGTGTGCCAATGCTAGTTTGGTTATATGGAATAGACTTAAAGTATAAACAAGCAGATACGTATGGTACGCCGTTAGTTTTGAATGCATATAAATCCGGTACAACTGGAAGAGATTTACAGAAAGCTACAGAATTTCCTACTATTGCATTTACTGTTAGATCTGGTAGTTATGATTCAATTGTACTTGAAAAATATTTGAATCTAAAAGCTCCTCCTATGTATGGAGGTGATAGTGATTATGCTGCTGGCGGATATAATAAATTTACTACTGATCAAATAATGGAAACCAATTCTACTTCGGTATCAGATTCACAGGTTATAAGTGATGTAAACCGTGGAATTTATAGAGTATATCATAGTGTAGATTCTTATGGTAAAGATATTTATCAGCAAGTAATTTTGTTGGCAAATGGGTATAAAGTTGTACCATATGTATTTAATGTAGTTGTAGTTTTGAATTTTGAAGATACTGAAATGCTCGAAGCAAAAACTTATATTTATGATGTTATTGCATATGAAGGCATTACAAAAGGCCCTCAAGTATTTCAAAGTTCATTCAAAGGGTTTCCTTATAGTAGCGTATCGTGGAAAAAAGAGCTAATCCAGCCTCATAAACTTGTTATAGAGGATACAAATAATGCTTAATCCTTTGACAACCATATTGTTAGATCAAATGGTTCAAGAGGAAACCTTAGTAGGATTAGCAAGTTCTGATGATGCTGTTGTTACTGGATTAGCCAGTTCAGAAGAAGTTACTATATCCGCTCTTGTTAAATTGGATGCAACAGTATTTCTTGATGTAGATTGTTGCTCTCATAAAAAACAAGATAGTTATGATCCGCGAATAAACTTATCAGATAAAACCGTTGTAGGCGCAATAAATCAGTTGGTTGGTATAACCAATCTATTAGACCAAACTATCACAAATTTATCTGCTGAGTTAAAAGCTGAAATAAATAAGAAACTAGATAAACGTACAACTGATGGTAGGACTGCTGCGTATATTGTTGAGGGCGATAACCAAGCTTTGATTATGGTTGAAATACCTGAAGTACCGTTATCACTTGTTAGGCGAAATGGTGCGGGACAGATATTTACAATGAATCCTACAGAATACAGACATGCAGCAAATAAGGGTTATGTTGACAATGTTGCAGTACAAGTTTTAGAAGATGCAAAAACTTATACTGATGACATGATAACTGAGCATACAGGTATTCAATACGAAATTTTGGAGGAACAAAATAATGGCTGATATGGTAGCAAAATCAGTAAGATTAATGGATAAAGAAGTTAGACTTTATCCAAGAGTAAAGTTAGAAGATATAGTAAAATCAGTAGCAGCAGATGGAACTGAAACCGTTGTTAAATTAGTTGAGCAAAATACTACAGTTAGCAATATAATATATGGAACTACTATTACTAACGGTGATACTATTATACAAGCGTCACTTCCTTATTCTGAAGCAGCTAACGGTGGAACTATAGCTAAACGAGATAATAGTGGTAGGTTAAACGTAGCAGATCCAACCGAAACTACACAAGCAGTAAGTTTAGGTTACGCTAATATTAATTATGGTAGACTTGGTACGGGTAATGATTGGACCGATTTGAATAGATTTAATTCGGAAAGTATTTCTGTTCATGCTACAGATAAATCTATTTATATGAAACTCACAGAGAGCGGTTTCTCGATTCAGAAGGGTTCGGTTGGTTATCATGTAGAACTGCCAGATGAGGCTGGTACGCTTACTACTCAATACAGGCTAGAGTCCGCCACCACTACAATGTTGAATCGTGCTAAGTCTTATACTGATCAACAGATTAATGCAAAGCTTTCTTCTGCTTTGAAATATAAAGGTTCTAAAGATACTTATGCAGACCTTCCTAAAACTGGAAACCAAGTAGGTGATGTTTGGAACGTTGTAGCTGCATATGGTAATGCACATGCAGGCACTAACTGGGCATGGAACGGCACTATTTGGGATCCTCTTGGTGGTACTATTGATCTTACTAATTATGTTACTGCACCTGCGGCGTTTACTACTGCTGGAATGATTGTAGTTGTAAATGAGGCTGGTTCGAATAGAGAAATAAAAGAAAGTACATATGCTCCTGGTCCAATGACTGTCAGTAACCATCCAGCAACTATGCTGCCAACTGCACAGTCTGTATTTGAGTTTGTTAATGGTAAGCTTTCTGGCAGTATTTGGGATTCTTCGAAAGTAGTTTATGGTGAAACGGAGAGCACTGGCACTACTTGGGGTACGGCAAGTATGGTTCTTGCAAGCAGATTGGAAGATGGACATATGCTTGCAAAAGAAGCGTATCGTGTTCAGACTACTATGACGACGACTGAAACTCATGATACACTTCCTACTTCCAAAGCAGTATTAGATTTTGTTATGACGCGCACCACTGAACTCGGTCAGTCAATTAGCTTAAAAGTTGATAAGAAAACTACTGCTGGTGAGTACGCGTATGTACACAATGGAGCTACTCAAGCTGAATATAAATTGTACAGCGGATTATCTACAACCATTCCTGGTGGTGCGGTGCCTTACACCAGTCCAGATGGTAAACTCGCGACTGATACTATCGCTGCAACATTTATTGCTCCTAGTCCTACAAGTTTAGCTATAACTGTCCCAGATGCTGCTTTGAAACAGGCCTTAAATGGACAAATCTTAAAATCTCTTGTTACGAATATTAATGGTTCTTTAACCCAAATCAATAATTATATGATTACTTATGAAGAAGTTTCTTAAAATAATGCCTTAGTAAAAATAAGTATAGAATTTAATAAAAT